TCGTACCAAAATCTTCTGGAACAGTTGTGCCAAATGATAAACTTGGGGGTGGCGGTAATACGAGTGTTGTTGTTAATGTAGACGCATCTGGAACAGATGTTCAAGGTGACGAAGCAGAAGCCAAACAACTTGGAACTCTTATATCTGTTGCAGTTCAAGGAGAGCTTCTGAAACAACAAAGACCTGGAGGATTACTCGCTAATACACGCTAATGACTACTTTTCCAAGTTACAACCCATCGTATTCTGCTACAAAACGTAGCCAACCACGGATGCGTATTACTCAGTTTGGTGATGGTTATCAACAACGCATTTCTTTTGGTTTAAATCAAGATCCTAAAGTTTGGAGTCTTACGTTTAATGTAGATGACGAAGATGCAGATGAAATTGAAACATTCTTAGAAGAAAGAGGAAAAGATGGAGCATCATTTACTTGGTCGCCTCCTGATGAAGCTGCAAGCTATCAATGGATATGTAGAAGTTTTAATAGAGAAATGTTTGAATTTCAGCGAAATAGAATAACAGCTAGTTTTGAACAAGTATTTGAACCCTAATGGCAGTACCAGTATCAGCATCACAAGAAATAAATCCTGGAGCAGTTGTTGAATTGTTTACATTAACTCTTGATTCCACATTGCATGGTGCTTCAACAGTTTATAGGTTTCATAATGGAGCGAATCTAAATAGTAACGGTAAAGTTGTTTGGAACGGAAATGAATATGAAAGATTTCCAATACAGTGTGAAGGGTTTGAATTTACAGGAAGAGGAACTTTACCAAGACCCACAATTTCTATAAGTAATATCCTTGGAACGATTACTGCAATTATGCAGAATGTAAATGAAACAACTGTTGGTAATGATTTAAATGGAACTAAATTAATAAGAATAAGAACTTTAGTACGTTTTTTAGATGCTGTTAACTTTCCAGGAAACACAAATCCACATGGAACACCTGATCCAACAGCAGAATATCCTCAAGAAATATATTTTTTAGATAGAAAAATTAGTGAAAACAGAGGAGTTGTTCAATGGGAAGCTATATCAGCATTAGATTTAGTTAATGTAAAACTGCCCAAAAGAATTGCTACCAGAAGTATTTTTCCTGGTATTGGTACGTTTGTCGGATGACTTGGAAAAATAATGCAATCAAACACGCTCAAGAAGCGACACCACATGAAGCGTGTGGTTTAGTAACTGTTTATAAAGGAAAAGAAAAATACTTTCCCTGTAAAAATCTTGCTGAAGAGTTAGGAGAACAGTTTATTCTAGATCCTGATGATTGGATAAATGCAGAAGACCAGGGCGAAATTGTAGCTGTATTTCATAGTCATCCAGATCATCCCCCTACACCTAGTCAAGCTGATCTTGCCAGTTGTGAATATTTAGATTTACCTTTTTATATTGTTACTCCAGAGACATCAGATTGGTATTACTTTGAACCTTCTGGATATAAAAAAGGATTGATTGGTAGGGAATGGGTATGGGATATTCAAGATTGCTGGAGTTTAATTACTGATTGGTATAAAGAAACAAAAAATATTTCAATACGTCATTGGAGAAGGCCAGCAAGTCCACAGGAATTTACAAAAAATCCTTATTTTGAAAAAGTATTATTAGGTTCAGGTTTTATTGAATTAAGTGATAAAGATGAAACTCAAAAAGAAGATGTTTTACTTATGGATACTACTAATACAGGAAAGTTAGACCATGTTGCACTTTATATAGGAGATCAAACTATTCTTCATCATTGTGTGAAAAGACTTAGCTGTAGAGAAACTTATGACCAAAAATGGATAGAATACACAAAGAAGAGATACCGCTATGCTCAGTAAGATTAAAGTTTATGGAAGGTTAGCTCGTTTTTTAGGAGAACGTAGCTTTGAAGCTGAAATAGCAACTCCACTTCATGCCTTTAAATTTTTATTAGCAAATTTTCCTCATTTAGAGCGACATATGATAGAGCAAAACTATTGTGTAAAAGTTGGTAAATATGAGATAGATGAGACAGAACTATTTAATCCAATAGGACAACAGGAAATAAAAATAGTACCAGTAGTAACGGGTTCATTTGGAGGTTTTAAAAGAATTTTAACAGGAATTGCATTAATCAGTTTAGCTGCTTTCACAGGTGGAGCAGGAGTAGGATTTTCAGGTTTAGCTTTTAGTGCAAATCCAATAGTGCCTTTGGCAAGTGCAAGTTTTAAATCAGTAGCATTAGCAGCAGCAGGAAACTTAGGTATTTATTTAGCATTATCAGGAGCAGCACAAATGTTGACTCCTGTGCCTACACCTCCTGGAGTTTCAGAAGATCCATCACAAAACTTTTCGTTTAGTGGGATACAGAATACATCAAGGGCTGGAGTAGCCATACCTATAATTTATGGAGAAATATTTTCTGGATCGCTGGTGGTGTCAGCAGGAATTGATACAGTACAAATAAGAGGTACAGCATAAATGGGAATTGTTAATCGTTCAGAAGATGATGTAGTAGTAGACTCTTCGCTACCTTCTGATGCCTTATCGAGTAAACAATTTGCAACTATTGTTGATGTATTAAGTGAGGGAGAGATTGAAGGTTTTCCTTCAGCAGCAGCATTTACAAAAGGAACTGCAAACTACAATAAAGCAGCACTGAAAGATGTTTATTTAGGTAAAACACCAGTTCTTCGAGCAACTGCTGATCCTACTAATACTCAACCTACAGACTTTAATTTTCAGGATGTTGAATTTGAACCTAGATTTGGAACAAATAATCAAACTTTTATTCCTGGAATTACAAATATTGAGACAGAAACTAATGTCAATGTAAAGGTAGAAGCTGATACTCCTGTATCAAGACAAATAACAAATTCAAGTGTAAATGCTTTAAGAGTAACTGTTAGATTTAACTCTCTACAAAAATTTGAAAGTAATGGGGATGTAAATGGTGCTGAAGTTGGACTTACAATTCAGATAATTCAGAATAATGGAACTACAACGACTCCAATAAGTGACACGGTTAGAGGTAGAACTTCATCTACTTACAACAGAGATTATCGGATAAACTTAGGAACTGGTTTGAACTTTCCTATTACTGTAAGGGTAAATCGAACCACTGCGGATTCTGATGACCCTACAAAATTAAGAAACGAGTTTTCTTTTCAATCATTTACTGAAATTATAGATGAGCAAAGACCTTATCCTGATATTGCTCATGTAGCACTAAGGTTTGACTCTGAACAATTCTCTTCTGTCCCAGGAAGAATGTACAAGGTTCGTGGAGTAAAAATAAAAATTCCTCATAATGGAACTGTAGAAACATCAACTGGTCGTATTACATATTCAGGAACTTTTAATGGAA